TTGCATATAGTCTTTTGCAGTCTCTCTAGTAGATAATACTCTGTCTTGCAATTTAGTATCAATCTTACCAACATCCTCACCTAAATCTGCTCTTAGTGATTTAAGCACAGCGTGTAGTGTTGCGTTATCAGCAATAATCTCACCGTTAGCAATTCCTCTTAATACATCGTCAGGGCTTCTTCCTGTAGTCTTAACCAATTCTTGCAATATAACAGAAATAGGCTCTACTGCCTTATTGCCCATCATCTCATTAGCTTTAGTTAATACTTTATTAGTTAGTGCGCCACCTGAACTGAGTAATGCTGTTGTTGTGCCTGAGAATACAGTTCCCATCGCTGCACCCATAGGAATCCTAGTTAAATCTTTAACAACATCTTCTTCACCTGTGCCGTAAGCTGCTAATGCACCCTCTGCTGCGCCACGCTTAATTACGGGTTTAGCTTTTTGCATGAAATTAGCACCTTTTTGCGCAACATCAGCCGTTCTACCTGTAAGGTAGGCTGTAACTCCCATCTCATCACCGGGTATCGGGGATAGATACGCTAATGCTGTTGGTGCAACCGCACCGAGTAATTCGTAAGAAATTGCTTCACCGGGGTAAGCCTCTTGATACGCATTAAGCTTATCCCTAATACCGTCTCTAATTTCTTCATAAGAGCTTGTCTCTACCATTGACCTTGCAAAAGCTTCAATTTCATCAGCAAAACCTAGTGTCACTCCTTGGAATCCTGAACGAACCTGAGCTTTTTCTACTGTAGGTTTAGTGTCTGTATAAATGTCTCTACTACTAATGCTGTCCATGTGTTCATTATCGACACCATCAATAATTGCTTGCTGTAATGCAGATAATCCCATTAGTTACCCCTTGCTTTAATGAACGCCTCTTTCTGTACCATTGACAACTTATTCCACTGCTCTTTTGACACACCTTCCTTTTCATTGGAATTTAATGTTCCATAAGCCATTGTTCCTTCTAATGAGCTTAGATAGGCGCTTTGCTCTGGCGTAAACATAGGTTTGTTTTTCAATTCACGCATCTTAGTGTAATACTCAGGAAGAGTAAGTTGTTGCGACATAAATTGACTAGCAATGTTTGAACGCTCTATTTGTCTTCTTGCTGTTTCTTCAAGACTTGCTTGTAGGATTTGTCTCGCTTTAATGTTCATAGACGCAGCACCCGATGTTTCTAGTAGAACCTCAAAGTCCTTCTCAGTCATTACACCTTCACCTGCTTGTCTTAATCCTTTAGCAACCTTATTTAGGAGTCCATTGTATGCGTCCATAGCAGGAGAAAAGCCCGTTGGAATAAATCCACGTCCAATATCAGGCACTTCCTGTAGAACAGGGTTGTCGCCTAGCTTTCTTAACATTGCTAAATCTCTCAATGAGTTATCCGCTGAGTAACCACCTTGTATTTGAGTTTTTGCATCCGCAATTCCTGCCTTAATGAACTCCATGTTAGTTTTGTCACCCATGTTGATATTAACACCACCGCCACTAATAACACCTGCTGCTTTCATCGCAGCAAACTTTTCAGGGTCTGATGTATATAAATCAATCTTCTCTTGTAATGCTGACACCGGTTTGAACGCTAAACTGTAAGCAGTCTTGCCATCCATAACGCCACTCTTTACCAACTCTGCTAAATCTGTTCTACCCATCTTTATCAATGCTTCTGCTGTAGCATTTCCCTTCTTCCTAGAACGAATAGATTTAATCTTATTTTCCATTGACGCAGCAATACTAGCATCGGGATTAAGTCTCATTGAGTTAAGAGCAATAGTAATACGAGCCATACGCTCTTCGTCACCAAAGAAGTCACCTGCTTTATCGAAAACGCCCGGCTCTTCTGTCGGTGTTTGCTGTTCTGTAATTTGTTGCTGAGGAACATTTACGTGTGGATTACCACCAATTGTCATGGCAGGGTCTGTCATCAGACTTGGGTCTTGATTGTTAAAACCTAGTAAATCTAACTTATCATCTTCCATGTTGAATAATCCTGACAGACTATTGCTAATATTATTTATCAAACTCATTTAAGTCTCCTAAAACCTAATTGTTAGAACAAAGACTGTAAGCCTTCTCTAATTTTTTTACGCCAATCTTCCTTTTCATCATCCATGCCCATATCTTGCTCTGCAAGCATTCTGTTTTGAGTAGAGAACATATCTGTGCCGTAATCTTGTGTTGCATTGTACATATCAAGTAAGCCCGGATTTGTATCCGATGGAGCGAATAGTTTACCCATAGCCTGTGTGTCAGCAGACATCATGCCTTCACCTGCTACATTAGTATCTTTAACGATAGGTCTTATCTGAGGCTTCTGCAACGAAGCTTGACCCATACCTAAGTTAGGCTGTGTCTGTTGAGGTTGCATAAAAGACTGAAAGATAGAGTTAAACTCATCATCTGACAAGCCACCCTTCGCTTGAGCGCCTTGTAATATTTGTTGTAGGTAGCTCACATCATACTTCCTGCAAGAGTCAGATAATCAAATAGACCCGGGTCTTTAGTATTCGTTTGTGTTTGACCTGATTGAGTAACACCTAGTGCTTGATTTAAGTAACCTAGTCCTGTAGCAGGTGCGCCTGTCATGCCACCGAATTGACCTTTAGCAGCATCAATAAGAGCTTGTTGTAATGCTTGTTGTTGCGTGCCTTGTCTCGATAAGTTATTAGTAACTTCCTGACCCATGCCGAAGCCTAGGTTAGATAAACTACCCAACTGACCTGCTGCTCCCTGTCTATTCTGAGAGCCTTGTAAACCTGCTGATTGATTAGCTAATGCTGCTTGCATTTGATTCGATATATCAAATTGGTTAGCTCTTTGGTTAGCTTGGTAAGCCTCGAAGTTCTTAGTTGCATCATACTGACTTGCTGATTGGTTTGCTAAATCAGCTTGCATTCCTGTGCCAATATCAAATTGAGATGCCTGTTGGTTTGCTAGTCCTGCTTGCATTCTGTTTGCTATATCACCCTGTGCGAGTGATGTTGCCCTATCAAATCCACCTTGTCTAAGACCTGCTGATGATTGAGCAAGTTGAGACACTACATCTCTACCCATCTCACCCATAGCAATACCATGACGAGAACCACCAAATGCTTTACCTGCTTGAGCTTGTGCGCCCAACATATCTAAACCTTGGTTAGCGCCTCTAAGAATATCAGCTTCATTTGCATCAATTACTTGTTGCGTATAAGGATTCATATAGGCATTCAAATCTGTCGATGCTACTTGACCTGCCTGTACTGTAGAGCTTTGACCGGTAGGAGTTACCATAGGACTTGTTCCACCATAACCTATGGTAGCACTGTTACCGATGTTTCCAACCATGTGAGGCTGATACCCTAGCTCACCGGTTGTTGCGGATATAGCGTTATTTATTCCCGTTGCTGCGGTTTGGTTAATATTTGAACCAATTGGTGGCTGTAATGCGGGCATTGGTTGTGCTGCGGGCATTGGCTGTAATGCGGGCATTGGTTGATTTATCTGTCCGGGATTCATTTGCATTAGTTGCCTTTGCCCGGGTGGGTTGCCCTGTTGTATTTGATTATTTCCTGCTCCTGCCATAATCTACCCCTGATTCCTTGGTCCATACAGAGCATCGTACTGAGCTTGCTGTTGTGGATTCCTAGATGCTAGTTCTGCTTTTGCTTGTTCAAATAGTGGTGCTGATGAGTAACCTTTCATTCCACCGGCAAAAGTTTGAGCCTGTGGCATGCCTTCAAATGCTTGCATTCCTTGTGGAGCTAGACCAAATGCTTGTGCTGCTCCGATGTTAGATTGTGCTGCTGCTGTCTGCGTAGGATTGAAAGCTGCGACATCAGGACCGTAATAAGGCTGATAGCCGATTCTTTGAACATCCTCTGCTCTTGCTAAGTTCCTGACTGAAGGCTCTTTTAGCCAATCAGGTATCTCTGTCTTTTGTGTTGTGCTTCCGCCTTTTCCACCGCTCATCTTAAAACTCCTTTCCTAATGTTACAAGTTGTTCTTTCCAACCAAATTCTTTTAATGCTTTTTTCCATCCCGGTCTACCTGCTAGACTCATTCCGACACAGCCTTGGGCTTTACCCCATTTTACCGCATCTTCGTGCATGTCAGTAATTTGCTCAAGTTTCCCACCTGCCAAGAAGACGTGTAGCACTTTCTTGTTAGGATACACGACTATCTCAGTTACTGCACACCCTTTTGGACCTGACCAAAGTTGCATATTGCCACTGATAACACCATCAACTATGTGAATAAAGCTATGAGTGTTTCCACCTTTATCTAAAGCAGACTCAATCCACTCTCTACATCTAATTAACTCTTCATGTGTACTCATGGGTCAAGTTTAATCTTAACCCATTGCCCGTTCTTAGATACCACAGGACACTCATTAACCGCATCCCACATTAAAATACCATCCTCTGATGCTGATTGCGTACTATCCTTGTATCTTAATTTATCTCTAGTTCTCATCAGAAATGAGTTCATTCTTTCACCCCAATTCTTCCAATCTGCTCCTAATGGAGGTGGTGGAGTTGGTATCATCGTTTTCCACCTGCACGAGCTTCAATCCTCATAGTACCTGCACGCCAACAAGCAAGACCATCGCCTTCAACTCTCATTCTAATTTGTCGTCCTGTAAACCGAACATCTGTAGGATTTGTTAATACATACGGACCATGTGATGATTCAGCTGCATTAGGGTAATTCCTTGTCTTGAATGTTATGCTAACTTCGCCTTGTACTCTCTCGTCAGGTATAAGGCTAGTTACTTTCATTAGAGTATCGCCATTTCCTAAGCTGATAGGACCTGTCTCAGCAAACGGTGATAAAGTACCATGCTGAAAACCGGACTCTTGATTGTATAAGTCTGCATCTGCGTCAGCCCAAATAGGGGTATCAAATGTACCTCTATCAATTCCGGCAGTTCTCTCTAGTTTGCCTACGTTCCAATGACCTTCTTTATAGTCATAAGATACGTATGTATCATTCTCTGTAGCTCCGTCCGATGGATAAAACCACCATATCTCACCAAATTGAGAGTTATGTACTGCAAATGCTTTACTAATTTGATTTCGGTTTATATCACAGAAGATGTAATCAATAACATCACACTTTACCTCTTTAGCTACTGAGCCATCGAACATAAAGAAGCCTTTAGCGCCCATCCAAAAAGCACCCTCATCAATTGCTACTGCTGATTTACGGGAGATAATGCCACAAGCTGTACCGACACGCTCAAAACCATATACAAACGGTGGTCCTGAGTAAGAAGCAATATGAGCATCAGTATCTGTCAGGATAAGAGTTCTACCTCTCATTCGTAACCCGCACATAATCTGCCCGGTTGTCTGTAATTCAAAGTCACCTGCCTCATTTGTGGCTAACGGTGTCCAAGTTGTATTGTCTTCTCTGTCACACCAAGCTACCATTCGTGGATTGCTGTTTGCTCCTAAAGCAAAAACAAAACGCTCTTCTGTTACTACTATTCCTTTATTGCCGGTTGGAGCGCCTGATAACGCTGTTGGCAGGGTTGCTATATTTAGCGTCCACTCGTATATCTTTCCGTCTTTAGACGAACAAGCAAGTAAATTCTCACCCCAATTGTCTATTGACCAAGTAGTAGCCTCTTGATATACGCCTGATGATGCTCTAGCAATACCGTAGTTATCAGTACCGTAGAAATCTCCGCCATAAGATAAGTTCACTGTTGCATCTTCATGTCCAACTGATAGACCCGTAGGTGTAATATCAGCCACTGTTCCTGACTCATTAATATAATGAAGTTTTGCGTGCGTTGCAATTGCAAGGTTAGAACTTGATGTGTTATCAATCCAAGCTAACATCCCTCTTGGAGCTGATGTTGAGGCTGTAGCAACTCTCTCACTCCAACCACCCACCGGTCTCATTGAGCCATCATGCCATCTTACTAAGTTAGCATCTCTCCATCTATTAGATGATTCGAAGTCTGTACCGTTTCTATAGATGCCCGGTTGTAAAGCTAGTGGTATTAAACTCATGCTGCTATTGTACTCCAACTGTCTGATTTTTCAGGTATTTCTGTCCAAGTGTCTGTGCTTTCAGCAACAAAACTCCAACTATCTACACTCTCTTGTTCTGCTTCCCACTTCTCTCTTCCGTTAGCTATTAGTGAAGATGTTGTGATAATAGAGCCACCTGTAAATTGCACCCTATTTCCAATGGCATTTATTGTTGCCAAAGAGCTTACTAATGCCCTACCTGATGCTATATATTGAGCAGAGCCAATGAATGCACTATCTGCTGTTATATTACTGTCACTACCCCTTATTCTTTCACATTTGCCTGTGGAGCTTGCTGAAGAGGATGATATAGCGCTAACTAATCTAACCCTATTAAAGTTAATATCCACCGAAGATGTCGAAACAACCTCTGAAGCAGTATTTCTCTTCCTAATAAATAGAGTTGCAATTACTGTGTCACCCATAGACACAGCGTCACTTTCTCTAACTCTTTGCGCCTCACTAGAGGTTGTAGTATTAGATGAGGCTTGGGCAGAATCTTCTCTTACTCGCTGACCTTCTATTGATGATGAACAGCTAGATGTTACTGTTGCTGATGAAGACTTAACATATCCTGCTTTAGAGGATGATGAAGAGTCTCCAACAATAGTGAAACTTGTTTCACGAACTCTCTCAAAGACTGAATCTGTTGACGATTGTGAGTACAAAATAAGCGATGTTTCACGCTTACGAATATACAATACAGCAACAACTGAATCGCCAAGGGTTAAAGAGTCAGACTCTCGTACTCTCTGAGCATTTATATCAGAAGAGCTACTAGATGTTAATGACGCAGAAGACTCTACAATTCTAATTCTAACGCTGTCACAAGTTACTGAACTTGTAGACGTTATTGTAGAAGTGCCGTCCTCTAAGTCGGCAGTGGAATACTTACCTCTGTTATATTTCCACTGATTGTATAACACTTTAGTTCAGGGTAATATCTAGGTCTGCTGAAGGAATACGGAATACATCGCCTGAATCAATCTGTTTCGAAGCAGTCAATGTAGCGTATGCCATTAAGTTACCTGATGAAGATGCGTCAAACACACCTACATGAGTTACTGTACCCCAATTCGCTGATGCCGTTGGAAATTCAACTGCTGCACTGTTTGATGTAGTGTTGCCCGATGTAGTAAATGCTACTGATTTACGAACGTAAGCTCCACCTGATACTTCAGTACCGCCACCTGTTTCACCCGGGGCTGCTGTGTATAAAGCCACATACAAAGTGCCAGGAGCTGTGTAAGCTGAACCTGCAAATACGTGGTCTAAGATTTCTGTTTCTAAAAAGTTTGTAAATGACATTATCCTTGTCCTCTTATTTTAAGTTTTAAGCCCGAGCCACTAAATCTAGCACGCTCAGACGTTTCGTTTAATCGTGCAACGGAAGCTGAATACATCTGCGCCCATACTCCGATTCTCTCGTCTTCTGCCAGATACGGTGCTGAATGCAATAGCGTACCATAAAGGTATACATCAGGTGCTTCTGACAAAAGCCAATTAGTTGTGCTACTTGAACTAAGAGCTGTTGTCTTAGCGTAGTAAAGCAATTCTGTGTTTGTTTCAGCAGATGGTGTTGGGTAGAACTGAAATTGACCGTCTGCGTGAGTGTAATGTGTTGCTGTTCCTGAGGCATCATTATTAGACGCTCTCTTGTCTGCCATAGCTGACCTAGAGATTAAATCAAGAGGTGATGTTCCGTTGTCTGTGACGTGGAATCTAATAGTCTCCATCCAATCAGTAGGTATCTGTGAATATTCATCTCCACCTGACTGTTGACCACTAGCGCGTTTCTCCATCTTCCAATGACGAATGTCTCTGTTAATCTGAGCTTCAGCTAATGCAATGAAGTTATCAATAGCCGATGATAAGTCATCTCTATTAAGAAAGTCCGCTACTGCGGATTTAAGAGTTGCGTACGTGTTTATAGCCATAATTTCATTATATCCCTATTTGATT